TCCTACTCCAAAAGTGACACCTTCTCTTGCTGCTTGATCTCTAATTTGATTGATTGTTAATCCGGCTGCTAAGGCATTTCTAACACCTTTCATGCCTGAGTGACGCATGGTGTCTTTGTTACCACCATACAAACTGACAAAATTAGACATTGTTTTGTTCTATGTATTGTTGAACCCACTCCACAACACTACGTTGTCCCGCACGATACATGATGTATTCGTATGGGTCAGAAGGACTGGGATTGACTGGTGGAAAATTTTCTTCTAACTGTTGTGCTAAACCACGGGCTTGCATGCCCACGGTTTCAAGCGTACTGAGGTAGGTTGACATTACTATGCTCGAAGAATGCAGGCATACGTGCTGCCTTGGTGAATGAAAGTTCAGGGGCTTTACCCTGATACATAAGGTTGTCGCTTTGATTCAGCCAAAATTTTTTCGACAATTTTCTATCGGGATTGTTGTATGCAAGTGGTTGCATTACCCAATTGATTGTTGCTTTTCTGAGTTTGTCCAGCGACGGTGATGCCTCAAGCCCCAACTCTTTGCATACGAGGCTGTTCGTAGCCACGTGGATCTGTTCGTCTCTGGAGATGTCCGCAGAGACTGTTCGCATAGAACTGTCACCAACAGCTCTAAAGAACGGGAGTAGTACAAAGAAAATTGCACGTTCGGCAACCATTGCTTTGGTGATCGTGTGATCAGGATGCGCAATCCAAGCTTTCTGTAGCGCCAGGGCTTCGCGCTCAGCTTGTACATCAGTGCCATAAGCATTGGCGATGTAACCGAGTGCCACGTCGTGGTTCTC